CAAGTCTTGTAACGCTTCCAAATTCTTCTATAAAAATCCACGCTTGAAAGCGAGTATATCCATTTTCATCAGCTTTTGACTTATAATAATCAGCATCTCTTTTTTCCCAGTTTTTTATGACACCTAAATACTTGTTGTGGTTATCAGCTAATACTTGATAGCCTTTATCGTATATTTTAACCTTTATGTATTCGTTAAGATTAAAAGCCCAGCAGCTAACATTGTGTTGCTGCAATGTGGGCTGACCGTTTTCAATTTTACTTTCGTTCATATTGTTATCTTTTGTTTGTTAATTTAACTTTTGTGCTGCCAATTCCCACACTGACAGCAACACTTTGTTGTAAGCAATAAAAAATACTACTTATACCTTACCAACGAGCCACAGTATTCACAAATGTCTGCTGGTTGAATGTTTCCCACTCGCCAAGAGTAATTGCCTTCAAAAGTTTTTTCGTGTTTGCAAATTGCTGTCAATTCCTTTAGTCTTTCTTCTGCACTTTTAATTTGTGCATACATTTGTTCACATTCCTTTTTGATTTGTTCGTTTTCCATCATCGTATTTTTTACAGCTTATAACAGCGTATATACAAGATACGCCTACAAGCATTTGTTTATAATTTAAAATTTCGTTAAGGCGTACCTCGTATATACGCAAACCGTTAAAACGGTACTTGTTCAACTTCGTAATAATTTGCCGGCGCTGCGGTCGGCTGCTCGCTGTAATCTACCATCGCCGTACAATGCGCTATGAACCTAAACGGCGCAATACCTAATCCGCCATTTCTGTTTTTAGCCACTATTATTTCGCCGTAACCCTCTTTGCTTACCTGTGTACCTTCTGTGTGATGTTCGACAAATTCCTCACAATCCCGGTAGTATTCCGGTCGGTGTAAAAATAATACAACATCGGCATCCTGCTCAATTGCGCCGCTATCTCTAAGGTCGGCTAATATCGGTTGCTTGTCCTGCCGTGTTTCAACTGCCCGGCTAAGTTGGCAAAGCAGTATAACAGGTATTGCAAACTCCTTAGCCATACACTTGAGCGCCCGTGTTATATCTGCAATACGGTTCACTTTATTGTCGCCTTTGTTGGTCGGCGTGGTGTCGTCTATTAAACCAAGATAGTCAATAACAACACCGCCCACCGGGTTACGGCTGCCGGCAATTAGTTGCATTACCTTTGCACGTATTTGCGCAATGTTCATATTGCTTTGGTCGTCTATGAATAAAAGGCTGCCGGCATTGTTGGAGTAACGGTTTTTGAAACGCTTTTGTAGTTCAGGTACCACTACCGTTGCAACCTCATCGGTCGGGTACATTGCAGACGTCTTTAATTCTGCTGCGCTGTATTTGCGGCTATCGGTAACGCTTAACCCGCTTAAAAGCCTATAACCTACCTGCAAAGCGGTCATTTCAAGGCTTAAAAATATACCTGCCTTGCCGGATATAGCAAAGTCGCTCAATATGCTTTCAACAAACGATGTTTTACCCATTGCAGGTCTGCCGGCTATAATCACCAGGTCACCCCGATGCCAACATCCTAAAATGCTTCTTAGTTCATGCAACCTTATGCGTGTGCCGTCACCATCAAGTCCGTACTTGGCAATTTCTACCATGTTTGCCGTGACTGCCTCCAATACCATGCTACCATCGTACATACTCTTTTTACCTGCCGGCTCTTGCGCCTCAATTAGCGCCATTTGCATGTCGGTAAAAATGCCGGTCAACGGCTCGTTGTCGAGTATTTGCGCCTGCGCCCGTGCCGTTGCTTGCATTATTGTACGCTTGCTGTATAGGTTAAGTAATACGGCGCAATGCTCAAGGTAGTGGAATGTGTGTTGTTGGCTTACCTCCGCAATATAGCCAACACCGCCGGCTTCTTCTAACTTGCCGGTTTCACGTAGTAAGTACGTAACGGTTATCAGGTCTGCCGGTTGGCTTTTGATGTATAGCGTTTTTATTGCATCGTATAAGGTACGGTGTGCCGGATTGAAAAATATGTCCGTACTTTTGAGAATAGCTAAAATTTCAGCGGTCTCGGTCGGTCTGCCGCTTAACATCTGCCCCAATACTAACCGTTCAACTTGTAAATCGTGCGGTAAAATCAGGTCGTTTTGAATAACGTGTTTAAAGTCGGTTTGTTTGTTTTTTTGCATGGTGCTTGTTTTTGTTTGTGCTAAGTTAGTAATTTTCTATAAAGTTATTTCTATTTGCGGGTAAATTATATAGCCATTATTACTGTGGAGTTTATAATAGGAAACAAACCCGCTTAAATCGCTCAAAGGCAACTCCCTAAATGCAGACTGCCATCGCATACCTTCCTTTTCGCTTACCTTGTTTGCCTTTAATTGGTACTTTTCTTTGTTGTTTATATACCAATCTTTAAACTTGCCATCAAAGCGCAATATTATCATTTCGCCAGTTATAGGGCAAACATAGGCAATAATATTTGCTTTGCTTTTATCGAACCATCCTAATGATATTTTACCGTATTCTTTATTTGCGTTTGTATATTCCTCAATTATAACAAACCCTTTTTTACTATATGTTTTTACATCTACGGTAAACCCATGCGAAACGGTGTCAATCTTATCCTCTCGGTATTTTTGGTTATTCGTCACGTCTGCAAACGGTATCCCAATAAAGGCTAAAAAATTATTATTAAACAAAGCCTCTACCAACTTACCCTTGTCTAAATCATTAAAAAAATTAGTTGTTGCCATAAATATTGTTCAAAATATTATTATAGTTAAGCGGGTCTATTTCTGTTGCAAATATTTTCCTATTTGCTTTTAATGCTGCCAGAATAGTGCTACCATGCCCGGCAAAGGGTTCTATTATAATATCGTTTTCGTTAGTGCTTACATTTATAATGTCTAAAAGCAAATCTATGGGTTTAGATGCCGGGTGGCTTGTTTCAAACTGCCCGCCATCCAATACATCCGGCAGCCTATATTTAAGTTTCGGATTACCTTTTACGCCAAATAAAATCCTTTCATGTTTTGGTGCAAAGCTGCCTTGTAAATCACCTGTGCCGTGATTTGGCTTAACCCAAATAATAGAATTTTTGATTGTAAAATACCTTTCAAATACTGCCCTAAACTGTGGCTCATATCGCCAACCCGTAAACACAAAGGCAAATGAATTGGCTGCCATATTTGGCTCAATTAAAGCTAAAGTGTTGTTAAGCAAATCAAGTGCATATTGCAAACTATCGTCACCCGCAATGCCCTCATCCTTTGCGCTTATCACCCGCCTGTTTGATTTAAACGCCATACCATAAGGAGGGTCGGTCAATAATAGCTTGATATTTTGTGGTAATATGTCGCCTGCATCCAATATACTTATATTGTGAACGAAATCGCAAACAATAGCAGCTGCTTTGTTTTTTATCATTTCGTCTTTTTTTGCCTTTTCGGCTGCTACCCTTTCGGCTTTCTTTTTTTCTTTTTCTTTTCGCATTTCATTAGCCTTTTTTACAAGTTCATCTTCGGTCGTTGCTACGAAAAACGGCTCTGCCTTTGCAAGTTCCTGTACATCGCCTTTATTTACCTTTACATTGCCTTGCAAAATATCTTGCTCAAGTTCGGGCGTTGTATGTTCTAATCCTGTGGCAAAGTCGGCGGCTCGTTCTACCGTATTTTTACCAATATTGTAGTCTTTTGCTATCGTTTCAGCTGTATTTATCAAAACCCCAAAATGGGGTTTTGATTTTCTATCGCCTCCCTGTTGTTGCTTTTGATTATTATACCTTTGCCCGATTAGATTAGTTTTTTGAAGTTCGGTAAGGTTGCGCCTTCCAAGTTGGTTGACAAACATCCACTCTTTTGCATCGTAAATGCTTTCAAAATGCTTTTCTATTGTACGGTACTCCAGCCCGTGCTTTTGCGCTATTTCGTACCGGTTATGCCCGTCTAATATATAGCCATCCCAAACTACAATTGCATCCCTTATGCCTTCGGCTAAACAGTTTGCTTCCAACTGTTGAAATTCGTCTGCCGTTAGTGGCGGTATAAGTTTTTTAAATTCGGGGTTAATACTTAGCATAGTGTTTTATTTAAACGGTGATTGATAATTGTTCGCTTTACTCCTACCCTGCTTTACCGTTGCCGCTGCAATGTCCAGCCCGCCCCGCTCCCTTAACTGCCAATTTGCACGGTTCAATAAGTGTTTAACGGTGTCCGAGTGCAGCGGGTCGCCATACATGCTAAACGTTGTTTTTAGTACGTT